AAAAACTGCACCTTCAAAACCCGCACCATCAACTAAACCTGGTACAAGACCAACTCCAACAAGAAGAGAAGATCCAAGAAAAACTCCTTTTCAACCTGGACCAGGGACAAACCCTAAACCAAAGGCAAAAATGGCCGAGGAGAAAAAAAAGTAATTAAAATGCAATTTTCTAAGAAAAAACTCTTATCTTTAATTCAAGAAAATTTGAATGAAATGCCAATGGATTTTGATAGTCAGGATAGACCTGACCAAGGGGTACAAGATGATTTAGCTGCGGGAGAAACCCCATTGCAAAAAATACCTTTCCCTGAAACAGGGGATGAACCTAACAAGAACTTCCAAGAACTATTAGCTTCAGAAAGATATAGACAAGTTGTTGCTAAAATGAGACAATATACCGGTACAAATGCCACTATTAGAGGTACACAAGGTATGTCTCCATTGATGCAACAAATGATGAGTGCTCACAACCAAATCTTACAGTTTGAACAAAACCACAGAGGAGAATTAGAAGCGTTAGCGATTGAATTAGTTATGAAGGAATTAGGTATTCCTGAAGGGTCAGTTCAATATGATGCAAAAATTATTGGTATGGGGGAATTCAACCCTGAAGATTTTAATCACGACCAAGAAGGTGAAGAAGAAGGTGGTGAAGAAGAAGGTGGTGAAGAAGAAGGTGGTGAAGAAGAAATGAATTTTGGTAACGAAATTGAAATCGTTAATGATTTAGAGAAACTTGACTTAGAAAAAGCAAAAAGAAGATTTATAAATACAATTATACAAGGTGCATCTAAAAGAGGTCATTACATGTATCATTACGCTGAAGAGAGAATTAGTCAAATTGTTGGTAACGACAGGCTTGTTGGTCTTTACGGAATTATGATGTCAGTAAACGACGCATTATATTGGCAATTACCTAATGATACCATGAAAGCAATGGGTCAAGCTGGTAATATTGCAGGTAGAGAAGATGTTGATAGACAAACTGATCCACCGACAGTTAAAGCAAGAGCAGTAAACTTTCCAGTTTTAATACACGAATTGATTAAAGGAACTTTAGAGTTAGTTGCATTACAAGGTAGAAAAAGAGATGAAGAAGGTAATGAAGAAGACTTTACAGCAATTGAAGATAGTGAAGATACATTGGAAAAAGAAATGTGGGATTTACGTTTAGGACCTGCAATTTGGGATAGAATTAGATCTAAATTCCCTGAAGATGTATTGACAGATGAAGATAAAGGAATTATTCAATTAATGGTATTCCAACATATATTCAAAAAACCAGCAAAGGAATTCTTAGTATTCATGAAAGAAATAGTTTCTAATTCTGAGAATGGAAATCGTTTAATGGAAACATTGGTTCGTGCAATTGAAGAGGACATCAACAATTACGATTACGAACAAACGATGGCGGAATTTGACGAGGACTTAACAGGTATAAGTGATGAAACTGATAACGATGAATTAAAGGGTTTTTTAAATAATTTAGGTGTTGATTTACCAAGTGGTGGTAATGATGAAGAAGATGATGATGACAGTCTATTTGACGAGTTAGGGTTAGACAGACCTACGAAATAATACAAAGGTGGTTTACAATAACCACCTTTTTTTGTATTTATACATATATGAATACCAGAACGGAACAATTAATTGAGTATGCAAAGATTATAAAAGATACTCCGTATGCACTTAGAACGTATTTACAAACATTCGATAATACACAGAAGAAGTATGTCCCAATGGACCTGTTTGAAGATCAAATTCAACTAATAAAGGACTACGAAGATTACAACGAAAACATTACAAGAAAATATAGACAGGCGGGTGTAACAACAGTAACGGCCGCATGGTTATCAAAAAAATTACAATTAGCAAAACCCGATAATCCTGAGAGAGTTCTACTTATTGCAAACAAACGTGATACTGCGGTGGAGATGGCTAATAAGGTTAGACACTTCTTGGAACAATGGCCTGAATGGTTAAATGTTGGGTTCTCACCTGATAAAAACTCAGAGAGTAGATTTAGATTAAATAATGGTTGTGAGGTTAAGGCGGTTGCAACTTCAGCGGATGCCCTTCGTGGTTATACACCTACCATACTTGTATTTGATGAGGCAGCATATATTGAAGCAGGTGATGATTTTTGGGCAGCATCTATGGCGTCCCTATCAACGGGTGGTAAGATTATTCTTATCTCCACTCCAAATGGTTATGACCCTATCTATTACGGTGTTTACGACCAAGCATTACGTGGAATCAATGATTTCCATATAACAGATTTAAGGTGGTTTAAAGACCCTCGTTACACCAAAGATTTACATTGGGTTAAATGTCAGGACATCTGTCATTACATGTTGAATAGAGAACAATATAATGACGATGAAGTTGTTTTACATGATTTTGATATGAAAGAATATAACAAACTTTTAGAGGATGGTTATAAACCATTTTCTTCGTGGTTTGAGTCAATGTCTAAGAAATTTAAATACGATAGACGTAAAATTGCTCAGGAGTTGGAATGTGATTTCTTAGGTTCGGGAGATGGTGTTATCCCTGGTGATATTCAAGAGAATATTGCTAAAAACATGATTAGAGAACCTATTGAAAAATACATGCAGGCTACGTTTTGGCAATGGAAAGAACCAATAATTGGTCATCGTTATATTATGGGTGTGGATGTTAGTAGAGGAGATAGTGAGGATTTTTCGGCTATATCAATTATAGATTTTGATGATAGGGAACAGGTTGCAGAATATATTGGTAAAATACCTCCCGATGACTTAGCGGCAGTTGCATACAAATGGGCTATCCTATATGGTAATGCGTTTATTGTAACGGATATTACAGGTGGAATGGGAGTTGCAACATCAAGAAAATTAACTGAGTTAAATTACAAAAACGTATACGTTGAGGGTGTTAATACTCAAAACATTTGGGACTATAACGCTAAGGCGATGGAGAAAATACCAGGTCTTAACTTTAACAACAAAAGAACTCAAATTGTTGCAGCATTTGAGGAACAACTTAGAAAAGGATTTATTGTTAGATCTGCAAGATTATTAAACGAACTTAACACGTTTGTTTATATGAACGGTAGACCTGATCATATGAAAGGAACACATGATGATGCTATTATGGGTATGTCAATGGCTTTATATGCTGCGGATGTATCATTTAATTTATTACAAAAGAACGAAAATGCGAACAAAGCAATGTTAGATTCTTGGACTATGAGTGAAAGATCATATGAGACAAGTAAATCATTCTATTCATATGGTACCGCATTTGATCAAATAGGTTCAATGGGAACGGATAATAATAATTTATATTATCGAGATAATAATATGAATGTCAGTAAACAAACATATCAAGAGAATTCTTGGTTATTTGGTAAACGTAGATAATGTTTAGTTTATCATTATTTTAGTTTATATTATAAAGAAAAGTATTTATATAGAATGGCAAATCAAAATTTAACTGTATTTCAGAAATTAACAAAGATGTTTGGGTACCCAGGGAAACCTCAGGTAACACAGGCACCTTCATTTAATTTCAGTAAAGATGAATTATTAAAAACAGATAACAAAGAAGATTATGATAAGGCAATGTTACAGGCTCAACAGAGTCAATACATCGCTGATAAATGGACTAAATTAGACCAATCTCTCTATAACCAATCGGTTTATTATGAACCAAATAGATTAGCAGCTTATTACGATTATGAGGCGATGGAGTTTACTCCTGAAATATCTGCAGCGTTAGACATATATGCGGAAGAATCCACTACAATGTCTGAAAAGGGTCAAATTTTAACGATCTATTCTGAATCAGATAGAATTAAAGAAATATTAGAAGATTTATTTAATAACAGATTAGACGTTAATACTAACTTACAAATGTGGACTAGAGGTGTTTGTAAGTATGGTGACAACTTTGTTTATTTAAAGTTAGATCCCGAAAAAGGTATCATCGGATGTCAACAATTACCAAATATTGAAATTGAAAGAATTGAAGGTGCCGCGGGTAAGACCACAACACAAAATAGAGATTTAAAAGTTCCATCAAGAGAATTACGTTTTCAATGGAAGAACAAAGATTTGGAATTTCAAGCATGGGAAATTGCTCACTTTAGATTATTAGGTGATGATAGAAAGTTACCTTACGGTACTTCTATGTTAGATAAAATTAGACGTATTTGGAAACAACTTTTACTTGCTGAAGATGCTATGTTAATCTACAGAACATCGAGAGCACCTGAAAGACGTGTATTCAAAGTATTCGTTGGTAATATGGATGATAAGGATATTGAATCTTAC